TGATTGTCTAATTTATCGGCAAAAAAGTGAATTTTGTCGATTATAGTTTGTCAGAAATCGGTTTTATATGTAACTTTGCAACGAACAGAAAGGGATTGTGAAATTCCAAGAATAGAATAGTTTAGTTAAGTCTAGTTTAGTTTTTGTGTTGAATGGCTTCCTCGTCGGCGGACGAACTAGGAAGCCATTTTTATATACTATAAATCAGCTATTTACATATCGTTTCCGAACTTTTTTCATCTTCATTAGTACCTATAATTGAGAGTTAAAACGTCACTTTTGACGCTATTTTCTTGTCCGATTCTTGTCCAAAAAACAGTTTTTGTTGCTGTTTTCTTGTCCGGGAATTGGCGATTATTCTTAAAATAATGAATTATGGCAACTTTCTCTATAGTTATTCTGCCTGCAAAAAAAATGGCAAATGACAAACACAAGGTTAGGATTATGGTTTCCCACAACTCACAAACCAGATATATAGTAACAGATATTATACTAGACTCTATTTCTGAATTAAAAAACGGGAAAGTGGTAAAACGTCCCGATAAAGATTTCTTGAACCTACAAATCAAGAAACTATACGATATCTATTTCGATAGATATATGAAACTAGAATATGCTGACTCTCTTACATGCTCCCAACTGGTCAAAATGATAACCAATCCGTTAAATGGTGAGAAACATCGCAAATTTGAGGACATTGTAGATGAATACCTTTCTCAAATTGACGATGAAGAACGTGCTTCAACATACAAACTTTATAAGTTGGCAACAAACAAGTTTATGCAATTCGTTGGTACTGGTTCTCTGATGGAACACATTACACCTATCAGAATAAACCAATATATATCATGGTTGACGAAAGCAAAGCTTTCAAGCACAACAATCAATATCTACATCACTCTATTGAAAGTCATCATCAACTATGCAACAAAAATGAAATACGTAAGCTATGAGGTAGATCCTTTCATTACTGCCAAAATTCCATCAGCGAAAAAGAGGGAAACACAGATTACAGTTGAAGAGCTGAAAATAATCAGAGATGCAAATTTAGAGCATTACAATCTCAATGTGACACGAGACATCTTCATGCTTACTTATTATCTTGCTGGCATGAACCTAGTAGATATACTTGCATACGATTTCCGGACGGATGAAATAAACTACGTCCGAAAAAAAACAAAAAACACAAAGGACGGTGATTGCCTGATTTCCTTCTCAATACCTGAAGAAGCAAAACCCATTATTAAAAAGTACATGAAAAAGAGCACAGGAAAGATAATATTCGGGAAATATAAGAATTATGTCTCCTGTTACAATTTACTGGCCAGGAAGATTAACAAACTAGGGAAAGTTGCAGGTATTAAGCATAAGTTTACACTATACTCAGCCCGAAAAAGTTTTGTTCAGCACGGCTACGATCTTGGCATACCTCTTAGCACATTGGAATACTGTATTGGTCAATCAATGAAAGAAGATAGGCCAATCTTCAATTATGTCACAATAATGAGAAAGCACGCAGATAAAGCAATTAGAGAAATACTTGATAATCTGAAATAATTCGTATCTTTGCAACATCAAGATAATACGGACATAATTCGGATTATTTTGGTTTGACTTTAGTGAGGGGGTGGTTCCCCTCACTTTTTTTATACCCATACCGAACTTTTTATTTATATATTAGTACTATCTTATGTAAGCCTTCTTGAGAGTGTGTTGATTGTGTGTGTTGTTGATCGGAAGGATTACAAAACAAAGAGGTAGCTTATTTGGCTACCTCTTTCATTTTTTCCCTGAATGGAGTCATGATTGTAATTATTCTCCATATATTTATTGATTACCTATAATCTTTCTAAAATCCAATTCTAATTTTTCAGATATTTCATCAAGCAGAGAGTCTGATTTTGTTATCAAATCTCTCATATTTTGGCATAGTTCATGATTCTTATTGTGTTCATAATCTTCTTTAAACTGAGCATACATATCAATATTTCCTCTAACACTCTTAAAGAAAGAATAAATATCATCTCTTAACTTTGGCTCAAAATATATAATATTACATTGAAAATATTCATAAGCTTCCCAAAAGGCTTGATAACTATCTACTATTTTTTTATTAGAAGGCTCTCCTTCATATATTTTTTCATAAGGACTTATATACCTTCCAACAGCCCATTTCATTTTTTGAAATTTAGAAAATAAGACTCCAGCAGATTCACATTTTTTTTCATGTAACTTTGAAAAACGAGTTTGTTTCTTAAATATTTTTAAATCAAGTCTTATTCTTAATATTAAGAATATAATAAACACCATTCCTGCAATAGTTACTATGGTAAGACTATACTTTCCATTTAACAAATTCATTATAATATCTAAAGCATCTTTCATTATTATATCTTTTAGTTACGTCACAAAGGTAAGTTTTTAAATTTATGATTTAGAGAGATGTCACATCAAATTGCAAAATAGAAAGCCCCGGCCATTCGGTCAGGGCATGATTTCCGCCGTCGCGGATTTGGAATTAAAGGGATTCCGATGTAAAAGTACTACTTATTTCTCAACTTGGATACTCTCCATCCACTTATTATTAGAACTATAATACCTATATAAATTTTATCTTTATGTAAATCCCACCATGACAGTTCAATAACCTTTTCCTTTTGCTTCAGCACTGCATCTACTTTATAATTCAAAGAATCCAGACTATTAGAAAACTGCTGTAAAGTGATAGATAATGTTTCATCAACTTCCGTCCGTTCCTGGTCCTGCTTGGATGCAGTAGTAGTACTTTCTTTAATCGGATGTTGTTTTCCTGTTGAATCCGGAGCAGACAAGTAAACTGTTTTATTCTCAATCTTCAGATCACTCAACTTGTCAGTAGTAACCTTCGTTTGCTTACTTACATCTACTCGCAGTGATTCAATCATGCTTTGAATACGACTCAATTCACCGGAATAGTCTATCTGCTTTTGAGTTTCCATATTCCGGGAAGTCTTGCAGGAAGCAAACCATATTCCCGCCATCATGAACATGGTTATATAGATTAGAGCCTTCATAAGCCTAGATATTTAACAATACCCTCAATATGAATCCGAGCAATATCCTCTTTGCCCTCCCGAGACAAAAGGTACTCAACATCCTCTTTATTGTCCTGAAAGAAGTTTTCGACCAATACTGCCGGACAATTCGTATCGCGACAGATAGCAAGATTCTGCTGCCAGTATGGTTGTCCAGGCATAGGTTTACGGACCGATACTGGAATACTCTCTGCAACCTCTGCCAGACAACTAGCCAACTTCTTGCTATTACTTGATGCGTTGTTAGATACAAACACACTCCATCCCTTTGCGTTCATCCAATTTGCACCGGAACCGGCAGCATTACAATGAATAGAAACTAGGATAGCCTTCTTTCCTGTCTCTTTGTAGATTGCATTAGCCCGTTGGCAACGCTCAAACAAAGGAACATCCGTATCTTCTTTCACGATCCGTTCTGCATCAATACCTTTCTTGCGCAATTCAGATACTACTCTATCAGCAATTTCCCTTGAATACGCCCACTCTCTTAATCTCCCATCTGGCGAACGTTTACCAGGTGTATTTTCACCGTGACCATTATCAATCAATACTTTCATATTTTTTCCTCCTTATCTAATTCGTTCTCAATCCTATCAATAATTCCCTGTACATGTGCAGGTGTAGCACGTTTAAATTCAAAGCGTATTACATGATAGATAATACGGAACCCTTTGTTTTTAGGATAAGCAATAATCAAGTTTTTGAACGCATTTTGAAGATACACGTAAGAGAATACATACGTAATAGTCTTAATTACCAATAATGAGTTCTCACCGTCTCCTATCAAGGTCATAAATGTGAAAACAACCTCTATAATTACAAGATAAAGAAGAAGCTCTACCAAAGCATTTTTAAACTTACTCCACTTGAAGTTTTTACAACGTACAATCGAAACCCCATCAGCCCTCATTCCACACCAAATGTTGAATCCGAACATAATAACTAAAGCTATCAAAAAGCCTTTGGTCGGTGTCAAATAAGCAAGAAGAGAGCTGAACATAGACACGAAAATAATTCGTATCTGGTCTACATTAAATAGCTCATACAACCATTTCATAATATTAATCATAAAGTTAAAGCTATCAATATTGAAAACACAGTAATCAGCCCTGGCAATAAGACAGTAGCTAATGCGTCAAGCCAGTCAAAGACAAATCCACACTTCTTCTGAATGTACTCAACAATTATCGCAGCAATGGCAGTTGTCGTAAAAGAGACAATAGCAGATTTGCAGAAACCAATGTTTAATAGAAAAAAACAGAAGGCAAGCATCACAACAAAGACGAACACTCCAGCTTTTACATGCGCTGGCCGGTTAGACTGTAAAATCCAATCATACAATACTTTTATACCCATACTCGTAGCGTTTAATTATTAATAAAATATTCTGTATGAGACAAATGTATTGAGTATAGTAACCGGTTTGCCAAAAGTGAAAAATCTTGGAAAGTCATTTCCTTTTAATAAGCTATTTATTAACGACTTACAAAACGGACTAATTTTATAGGAAATAAAAAAGGTAGTCGAAAAGCGACTACCTTACATCTATCTATTAAGAAGAGACTTATTGATATAAACTTAGATCAACAGCATCTTTCTTTTTCCAACCAGCAGCTAATGTGCGCTGAACAAAAACCATTTCCTTAGTATAAAAGTCCGTCAGATTTTCCAAGGTGTTAAATTCATAGTAGACAGGTTCATCATCTGTTCCAAATTTAAATCTTACTGGTAAAGAGGTACCGTCTGTTTGCACTGCAAGATCATAGGCTGATTTATAATTGAACTGGTTTTCCTGTGATAACCATACAGGTATGCCATTATAGGTAAATCCGGACATAATCTCGTTATTTATCTCCTGATTATACCAGTCTATAACCATTTTCTTGATTTCTTCACCGTCAGGCTTATAGGGAAATTCTTCTTCCATATAAGATACAGAATCATCCTGTTCGTTATGTTGCACATCCCAACGGACACGCCATTTATCCTTTACCGGATTAACGCACTCTAATAGCGATATACCGGAACTTCCTTCAACTCGTTTCATATCAAGTAAATTTATATTTGACTTTGTTTCCGTCAAATGTTTCAGATTCTATAATGGTTTCAAACGGAAAACCATCTTCAACATCACTAATCTGATTCAGAATAGCTTTCATCTCCTCTGAATTAGTGAAGAATTTTTTCCACTCACCTGTTTTCTTTACTTTCAGAGATACAAGATATCTACCCTCTCCCTCCTTTGTTGTTATATCCGATTCATAATCGTGAATCTCAACTTCCAAGTTAATGAGCGTTTTCAACGATACAGTTTGACCGGGGAAACGTTTCTTCCCATCAGCCGGGGTGTACACAATCCCCATTTCACTAAATTTCTTCATACTTTTTCCTGTTAATTTACGAAATAAGTTTCTGCAATCAGCATGTTTCACAAGTCCATAAAAAGAAGCGATCAATTCTTTTCGGCGTTTACGGCTTTTCACTTTATGCATCTTGCGTGCAAAATTCTGTTTATTACGCTTACGCACACGAGTATGGTCCGGATAAATAACATAACCCAAAAAATCAATGCCCTGTTTGATTGGAAATACTCTCTCAATCTTTTTAATCACAAGATTTATCTTAGCAGCTTGCTTACACACAATATCACGCATCTTCCAAAGTGCTTTTTTACATCCACTAAGAATACGCCCATCATCACAATAACGGAAATAATGTTTCACAGCTTCTCTATCTTTAAGCACATGATCTATAAAAATAGAGAGTAGCAGGTTGCCAAGACCTTGTGAACTCCTTAACCCTAAACTTATTCCACGGCGCATGACATCAACAAATCCTGTGAGAATACGAATCAACTTGTTGTCTTTAAAAACTCGCTTTACACAATAGTTCATAAAGCCATGATCTACGTTCTCGTAAAACTTCTGAACGTCAAAAACGTAACACAGCTTTGTGCCTTCAGGATCATCCGCTATGGAATCACGGACACAACACAGTAAGTCATGCGTGCCACGTCCTTTAATTGACGCCGAAGAAGTGCGGATAAAGCGAGGTTTCAGATACTTGTCTACAACTTTCATTATGGCATGAACACCAATTCTTTCCTTTAGAGAAAAAATCTGGATTTTCCGATACTTACCTGCTTCAAAAACCTCCTTCTCAAAATACCTACTTACGCGAAAGATACCGTTACTTATTTGATAGATCAAATCGTCTATGACATCATCAATATGTTCAATAAGATATCTTCCGGAACGGCTATGTTTACGCTTGCTACCACGTAAAACCGTCCAGAAAGACTCTATCATATTGGAGCGATCTATGATCTGTTCAATTATGTAACCTTCTCTATGCATTTTATTTTTGCCTTCAATTTTCTGGGCCTAACTTCTTCGAGAATCCAAACAGGAAACCTACCAAACTCTACCCAACGCTGTATGTTCCAGTTTTCCAGTCTTGCGACTGCTGTTACTGAGGCTCATCCCCCTCGGCTCAATGATGAGTAACTCGTACTCCTTATCGTACGCCGATTAATTTCTTCAGGCACTAACGTCCAAATTCGTTTAAATTGTTTCCGAGCCGGGAACCGTTGTTCGCAGACGAATACGATGAATCGTTGCCGCAATTCGCATACGCAACACCACCGTTCGTGTTCGCGTTGTTGTTCGACCGAAAGACCACACGAGTCTCATAGGGGAATCCACCTTTCGGGGCACAAAATTAACAATTTATTCATCTTGACAAAGGATTAAGAGAGTTATATTTTCGCCGGGCTTCGCCCGGATTTGTGCCTTGCGGTAGGCACGCACAAATCCGCACTAAGCTAAACGTTTTCCGCTTTAGTCGCTTCGCTCCCGCTTTACGATTCCGACTTCAACGATTTATACGCCGCCACGCTCTCCGCAACCACGATTTCGCCTCTGAAGGCGAGCCGGGAACCGTAGCTCCGTTCGAGCTCGCGTTGTCGCTCGACCGAAAGACCACACGAGAAGCTGCCGACGATGGTTGAAACTCATCACAATAATAGGTTGTACTACTACCGGCTTGTGAGAAAGCACCAATTATATCACAGTATTTTTGATGAACCATGCCGGTTGCAAAGCCGCCGGTTACACCGGAACGAACTTTACGCACCGTACCGTCAGGCATCTCAATATTTAACTTATACTGCTCTTGTGCATTAGTATTAGGTAAACCAACTTTATCCATCCATTCATATTTGTCACCATACCAACTTTCATAACCCATACAGTTACTTGAAGGAATACGAGTATGAACTATTCTACCATCGGCATCCTTTGAGATATACCAAGAATATTCAGTTTTATGCACACCATCTGAATCATAGCTTACAGTATCCTGCATACCGATTACGGCAGTAGTTCCGACTATCCGGTTATTTGTATTTTGACCATAACCGCATTGATCTTGTGCATCACGACGACCATATGCTGCATAGAACAAGTTAGCTACATCTTTGTGCATCTCCCAGTCCACAAGTTGCAAATTACGTTGTTGTGCATAATAGTGAAAATCGGATTGAGACATACTATCAACACTTGCAGAAGTATTAAAAGCAGAATAAAGAGAATTACCAATAGAGATTGCTTCACCGACACCTGTCAGACAAGGCAGGTGTTCAACCCAATCCGGCTCCATATCCTCAATCTTGTCACTGTTGGATAATACAACAAGGTCAAATTCTGCGTTATTGAAGATCGTGAAATAAAGGAAAGCAGCTCTTTCCGGAACGTCTGCAATAAGATACATTCCTTCAGCAAACTTATTGTTAAGACTCGGAATGGTCAAATCCTTTATAACATTACCGGATGCGTCTACGAAGATACTGCCAATCAAGCCGGTTCCTAACGTGGTCGGGAAACGGACACGCTTATGCTTGGAAACATCGACACCGCAAACACTATAATTCGTGTCTGAAGAATAGCTGTCCGTCAAGGTAGCACGACCAATCAGAATCTTAGATTTCTCCTTATAAAGCCCGGATTCCCGGATATTGGAAAGATAAACTTTATCACATACCGGTATATCCGGAATTTCGGTATTGGAACTGTAACAGGTGTACTTCTTGTTGTTAAGGTAGTCATTAATTCCTTTATACCAATAGTGAGGTTCATACATCCAAAGATCACCCTCCGTACTATCCAATTTGGCAGGAGTAGCACCGGATATTTTCTCTGAATCGGCATAATAATTAGAGTTCTCATCGTGTAGATTGCAAATCACCATTTTACCTTTCTCAGTCTGCTTACCTAAAACACGATGACGTTTAGCCAGGATCTTAGTAATATGTCCGTTGGCTACATAGCTGTTACCGTATTTATAGCCGGTCAGATTGTCGAGGTTGCTGATATTAGCATCATCGGCAACAGTGTCATCAAACTCAATCATCGTATATTTAGGCTGAATGATGGTCAGCTCCGGGAAATGAGCAACGGCTGCTTCATATTCTTCATCAGTCATGGAACGGGTAAGACGATAGGTTCCCACCAGGCGACAGGAAGATACATTACCGCCATTCTCATCAACACCTCCCATTTCCATAAGGTTTCTAATCAGCGTACCGTCTCCTTCCATATCAATACCAGTAATACGAAGGTATCTGACAGCCGGACACGCTGTGAGCAGTCTTTGCCAGTCGATCAGTGCGCAACTATCGACAACAAGGCGATTAGTATTAACCGTACCCTCTAATGTCAGATTGTCGTTAGATAATTTATTCAAGTATCGTAATTCAAGCGTCTGAAGAGTAGCAGGAAGAACAGCAACGGACAAGGGAGAACCAGGTGCAAAAGATACTCCCGTTAATGCAGATTTACCAGCACGGAAAGTCTCAAGTTTGGAATTTGAAGATAAATCCATAGAAGTAAAGTTTTCACTTTGCAACCCGGTAAGGTTCAACTCACGCAGATTCTTACACTTGTCAACTAAAAGTGCGTTCATGGTCTTTTGCGTAGCCGAACAACTGATATTCAAAACTCGCAATGCTACGCAATTGCTTAGATTTAGAGTACCGACAATAGCATGGCTAACATTAGTCAGATCAAGACCTAACATACGGGATGCACCGTAGAAGTATTGAGGATCATTGACTATCAAATCCGTGTCGAGCGTCAGTTCGACAATACTGCCGGCATCTTCAGCGAGCACACCACTTTGTTTCGGTTCGCCGGACGTGTACCCATAGCCGAAGTAATAACGTTCGCTGGCGGTTATCTTAACCTTACGCTTATCAGTAGAGAACTTATAACCAAAATAGATAGGGAATGAATCCTGTCGGTATGTACCTGCAAGATATTGGCTATCCAAAAGAGCAAAACGGTTTTGGATCGTGAATGTACGGTGAGCGTAACGACTACCTTGAAGGGCGTACAGGTAGTCATAGTATTTTGTACCCTCCGAAGTCGTAACACCCTCTGTTAAAGGCTTGATATACTTGTATTCTCCGTCCTTATTATAAATCCTCTCGCACCAATTACCCATCAGTTGGTTATTGAAGATATCAAGTACATCCTCGGTGCTCATATTACTACGGATATTCCCGGCAACTTCCTGCAATTTCTCCGGCCAAGAGCGGACAAGTTTCCAAAGTATGGAGTCGTGACCGGCCATTGCATAGGAGCCAATAGAATCATCAAAGGTTTCCCATGTCATAGTATAGTCATACTTCAGTACGGAGTCATTACGTCCGCCTAAAATCGTATCCATGTCATAAGGAAGAATATACCAGTGAACACCGTCCCAAGTGCAGAACATCATGTTCTTTGCCCGGCTGTCAACAGCCATCAAATAGTCAGTGATTATGTACCAACCGAACAAGCTGTTTACATTAAAGTAATCGGCACATTCTGCACGGAACCGGGCGGGGTCATTTTTTACCGAATTAATCCATGTCCAAAGGCGGGTTACAGCGTCTTTATCCTCTTGGTCGGCATCTTCCCATGTCTTATCCGGCTTAAAACGGAATTCCAAACCGTCAGCGAAGTTTTCAGCAGTTATGTTGGAAGTACCGAAGAGGCACAACGGATGAGAATTGTTCAAGAACTCAAGGCAGATACATTTGTTACGGTCGCCATTCAAAGCGGCTAAATCATTGAATCCGGCAATACCTTCAAAACCGTAGACATTGTGAGAATCGCTCTTTTCGTTATTGAAATTGTACTTACCCAAATAGGTATTTACACCGGTATTATCATTATCGTAGAACAAGTCCATCGGAAAACCATCAACACCGATACGAACACTGCCGTCTATTTCCTGTGGGGGTGTCAGCCAGCCACATTTCTTCCATGTGTCATTGACCAGTCTCACACCACCAGTATTGTGCGTTGATGATGAGTCGGAGAAATCAGCCTTCAAACAGAAAATACCCACACGTTTGGCGCCGGGTTTGAATGAATACATCAAGTCCGGAACATCGACACCATTCACTTCCAAAGTCGTTCCATATTTATCGAAACGTTCAAAGTAGATACGGTAGTTCTTTCGCGGATAGGTAGTAGACGATGTACCCTGTATCCGAAGTCCTGCATTACGAAGTACAAAATCATACTCCTTGCCATATGCAGAATAGAAATACACGTCAACAGGCACTTCAAACTTTTTGTTGTTCGTTGCATTAACAAGTTCGACATCACCAACAAAGCGCATGACAGATTTACCTTGTACACGAAGCTTTTCTATATCCACATCCGAGCCGTCGTCATTCATAACATCGTTTTTCTGGAATAGAACAACCATTTCCTCTGATGTCGGACGGTCTACCATGTAGTTGGTCAGCTCTTCATCATCAGTCAGACCACGCCGGTAGATACGCAAATTGCGCAACTCGATATCGGCTGCATCGGAAGATACAGTAATATTTACCGGAGCTTCCTGCTTCATACTTTCAGTCTGTGAGTACTGTTTCGCACCACAACGGATACCATTTACGTACAATTCTATCAAACGAGTACCGGACTTCTTGCCGATAACGAAAGCTATTTTCAGATTCAGATCGGAAGCAAAAAGTGTATTGACAGAACTTCCTCCGGAAGCGGTTATTTTCGCTTCCTGTGTTGTCATCTGGAATCCTATTCCACCGGACATACACGAAAGAATGACACCGTTACGATCAGTTACATTCGAACACTTCAATTCAAATTCATACGTAGCACCGTTCGATACGGCATCATTGGCAAGGGGTTGTTTAAGAATCTCTATTGTAGCTCCATTAGTTAACTGCAAAGAGTCACCAGTCCAACCATTACTATTCCAATCAAACCCGGTAAACTTGGTTGTTACCTCGCCATCAGTCCAAACTGCCGGATTTTCTTCGGTGTTACTACGACCGGCAGCCGAAAGTTTTAAATCAAGGTCTGCTTGTACTTCCTCGATATCAATAGAGGATTTTGCAACGTGGACTAAGAAATCATATTCAGTGTTGCCGCAAGAGAACCGCATTGCATACTCTCCCTGCTCGGTGAACCGGTTTGTATATACCTGAACGGTACGCGGCACACTTACTGTCTGTGTTTTGGTGCCATTGTTGTACACGGACATTTCAGCAGGGGTTTTGCTCGGATCGTAAACAACAAAATCGAATTGCAGTTTCTCATATTGACCGACTTCAAGGCGTGGTGTCAAATGATCATCCGTAAAGATGCGGCCGTCCGGGAAGCGATGCATCATGCCGATACTGGGAGCAGAAGAACCCTCTTTGAATATATCCAAGTAGATACTTTCAGAGCGAACGGTAAGATCGGCAGAAGCTTCCATTTCAGCAACCATCTGCACGGTATGCCGACCAGGTAAAAGGTCAGACATGGAAATACTGAAGCTGCTGTTCGTTTGCCCGGATTTAGTAATAGTCTTGGAGTCTTTCTGAACACCATCAACATACAACATGACAACTTTGTTGCCTGTTCCCGAAATGGTGAACGGAATGGATGCAGTTGCACCGGCTGCATAGCCGCCAACAGGAGAAGCAATGTTATAAGTAGAACTCAAAGATAACGTAATAACTTTGACGGACGTGTATGCCTGTTTAGTCTGCTTCTTGCCTTCCGGATCGGTAGTTGTTGCCTTTACATAGATATCCGTTGTTCCCAAAAGCAAATACTTACTCAAATCAAGGGTATATGTACCCTTAGATACATCGTTAATAGTCTCTGTGTACACAGTTTGAGCACCTCGAAGCATCTGTATGGTAAGCGTAGCTTTCTGCCCAGTAGATTCGCCCTTGTCATCTCCGGAACTATATTGGTGATCGTAGAAATAGGTAAGATGAGAAGAACCACCCTCTTTGATAATGCTGTTATCTACCGAAGCATTGAGGACAATCTTTGTTGCAGTACCGGTTTCTCCGCCGCCACCGCCTGTACCGCCTTGAAATTCCGTACTGGCTATTTCTGCACCGGACTTGTTTTTCAAACTTAGCTTAACAGTATTATTATCCTCGTCAACCTCGGATTCGAGTGTGAAAACAGTATTGGCTTCAATCTCATTAAATTTAGCAGTTACAGGAGCGTTCTGAATGGCATTTGTTGAGTTGGCATCCAAACTTTCATCTGTTTGAGGAATTTCGACATTGAAAGATACACCACCACTTTCATCCGGAGTATGCTTTTCACCGTTGAAAGTAATTTCTTTCACAGCTCCTGCACCACCGTATTCATTCCAAGCAGCCGGCTGATCGAAAGCTGTTATGTCGTTTGATTCAAAACGATAATCTTTCCATTTCCCAGCAGACTCCTCGAAAGTAATAATCATGCCGGGCTTCTCTTCATCCTTGACTTTAGCTCCAGAAACGGCTGTTACTGCTGTTTCTTTTGTATAGAAGCCAGTATTTAAAGGATGAAGTTTAGTTACGTTATAAAAGCCACTACCTGAACCGGAACCACCGGAGATTTCTTCCCACTCACTCCACTTCTCACCTGTCATCTTACGTTGTTTCAACACACCACCGGTATAATACGTAGACAGGAAGATTTGGGTAATGGCATCATCCTCACCGTACCGGGACACAACTAAAATATCACTTGAATAAGTGTCTGCATCAGCCACAATATAATAGCCGGAGTTAACAACAGAATCAATATCAGTATAAAGGACTGTATTGAAAAAATGAAGCATATCTATATTTGACAGATTCTTGTAGAAATCCTCTTCAGTACCCTTATACCCTTTGCCTTTTGCATCTTCATAGGTATTAACCTCATTCCATGAGTCCGGTACATAATCACTGCCGACATATACATAAGTATGATATTTACCTACTTTATCTAAGAATGAACATTTGATACCAATGTTCCTTAGCTCAATAGGAACAAGGTATATAGCCTTATCTAATGTGAATCTGTTTGTATTATCACTCGGATCGACATGATATAAAGATACATTATAGTCAGTAACGCTCGTTATTCTCCAACTACCCCACTCTCCGTTTTTTCGCTGTCTCTGATATACGAACCCACACTCATAGCGTATTTGTTCATAAATGTTCTCATCAAGTATCGTAGTAGCCAAAAGACCTTTTATATCCTTGAATTCATTTCGTTCATCTTCATTATACCGATAAGTAAACAAGCCGGCAGTACCAAACACCTCATCTAAATTTCTTAGATCGTTCAAGAAATCCAAGTCTATAACAATACTACCACAAACATTTATGGCTGCCAATAGTTTTTTCAATTCTCCCCAAACAGAGCCATCATCACTTTTAGATGTCTCTTTTGTTCCAAGAGCTTCCTGTAATTTAGCTTCGGTTGACATCCATTTCCCCCAAGTTGTGTTACCACTGGAAACAACACCACTCCGGGACAAAGTAATAACCGGTCCTACGGTTACTTCAGTAGCCGTACTGTTATTCATTGCATCAAGTTGGATGCACGATGTAAACGACTGATAAACATTATTGAGTCCCAACCGCTCTACTTGAATATTGAGAGGAATACTGGTAGAACCAGGCGCAAATACACAACGGTAATTTCCAACAGAGGAATTACCTTCATATAAAGAATTGAGTTTTGATTTTAAGTTAGCCAGTGAATCAATCGTACCCAAACTTTTAAAAGGATCAGTAAGAGGATTTGATTTTGTTGAAGTGCCTAATATCCTTTTCAACAGTTCAGCATCTCCTTCAGTTATACTCTTCTCTGCATCTGTAATACGATTCTTAAAATCCTCCAAATCTTTATTAATATAAGCGGATATAGCGTCAGTTAAATCCTGTACCAATATTTTCCGCCCACCACTAATCTCAACATACATATCATCAGACAAAGATTTCACGGCAGTAAGCTGCTCTATCGTGAAACTATTTGTCTTTAACGCTTGCAGCACAAGGCTGACAATCTGCTGTTTCTCCGTTTCTGTCATAATTATTCTTTTAATGAATTATCTAATCATTATCATATACCCACGTTAACTCAATGGTCATACCAATATTATCAATATCATAGTCATACATGTAATCAAGATAAAGCTGGAATTCTTTTCCGGTACCTACATCTCCGGCATCTACTCCCTTTAAAATATAGACTCCATCTCTACTAACTACACTACCCTCAATAAGATTACTATATGGACCACCTGTGTATAGAATGGCACGTAAATTTATCAAACTGTCATCCAAAGAACTTTTCAAGCTATCAAGTCCGGTTATCACCAGTTTACCATAACCTTTCCTGCCAATATACTTACTGTCTATGTCAGTAGTCTTAATGGTGATTAAATCCCAATATGATTGTTCATCACCGCCCGGATGATGAATACTGTTCACTGTGATCATTGTATCACTGTTGATAGAAGTGCCAGTATTTGGAGTAGCATTAGACATATTGATATAAGTTCCAATTTCTGCTACAGGTTTTTCTGTACCAAATTTGATACTACGCATATCCCCAGTATCCGTTTTTCTGTAATTATCACCTTGTACACGTCTCATCGCAACCTGATTATTCCATTCCAAAACAGGATCAAGCGATTTTATCTGCTGTAACTGCTGATTGAAGACAAAGCTTTTCAATCCCTCGATTTCTTGATTCAATTCAGGAACACCACCGTCTTTTCTTGCATAACGTACACCATCAAAATAGATATAGTTACAGCATAGAATACGGTTAAGAAAGTCAGCAAACCACACTGGGCAACCAATAGAATTACCTAAAGTAAATATCTTCTGTGTAGCTTCACGGCTATACAATTCTACGATATCACCATCAGCAGTGGTAAACTGTTCGTTATCTACTGTGAATGACCAGTTATTATCTTTGAATCCACCGGGGGCACGGAAATCGAAGAAATATTGCATACCATCAATCCAAAAGATACAATCCGTCCGTTGTCGGTTATCTTTCATTGAATACTGTATTACAGTAGTCTCATTAAGTTCGGCACTATCATTCGTAACTTTGAATATCTCACTCCAGGAATCACCAATTAACACATCGTAGTAACCGCTATTCAGCCCTGTAATAATGTGAAAGTAGATTATCTGATTATTATTCATATTCCATGTGTGCCACTCAATAGAATCCTGACGTTCATTAATTAAATCTCGTACAACCAAGGCAGGCACTGCATCTGATTTGTCACCTATCAACTCAATGAATATGATATCAGAGCTTGCAAATTTCTGAATGTATTTACTCTTCGCACCGAACCGGTCCGTAGTAGGGTTAAAAAACAAAGGGGTAAAAGGACTTATTTTCAACATAATATTTTAAGCTTTAGAGATAGATTTCACTATAAGTTCATATTTAAGCCCGTCAAACCGTTCTATTTGTCCGTCTGCTTCACTCAAAAATCCCTTATACAAATACTCATCTTTAACAAGAGTAATTATACCATCCACAGGAGAAGGAATAACTTCATCATAGGTATTAAATCCAACTTTACCACAAGTGGCCAACTTTTCAGATATCACAAAATTATCTTTTAACGCAATGTTGTTAATCACAACATCACTGTTGCCATCAGAAGAAGTAAATTCAAGCTTATCAGCGCTAATACCAATATACTTGCTGTTTGCAAGCAACATAGCACGCTGGTTATACATCACATTAAACATCTTATCCGGATTCAACACGCCGCTGATATTCCATCCGGTTCTAATGAGTTTATAGCACATCACCCCAGACGTTAATATAGAATCAGCAGCTCCAACAAAAAACACGTCATTATCACTTTCATTATCAGTAGTATTCTTACCTCTCTTTTGTGCTAAGAACTCAATACCATAGGCATCTGCACGATAAGGACTAATAAGCTCCAGTTTATTATCAGTAATATCTACGCCAGTCATGTATTCTGTCGTAAACCGGAATTCATCACGTCCGTTAATGGAATCATAATCCTGTTTGTCATAGCCGACACGAACAGACGAATAAATCAGCTTCTCATCAACAGAATAAGTAAATTCAGTATGGTCGACTTCAAATTCTTTGATTATACTTGTGGAAAACAGTGTATCTCTGTGAACGAACTGAACAATATTTCCATCAATTACAGGAACAAAGCCGAACACAGATCCCATCCAGTCAACAAACTTTGTATAAGAAGTATATAACTTCGCATCTGGTATGCCACGAATACTTTCAGCAGCTACTATAACACAATTATCAAGTCTGGAATCATAATTGCTTGCAATCTTACCGGTAATGCCTTCTTTTCCTCCATTGATACTTTTAAGCAAACAATTCAATACCCTTGTAGGTGTTATTGCATCAATGTAGATAGGATCACTGATAGAATTATAAGTTACCTTAAACTCTTTAATCTTCTTAATGTTGATTTTTGCATAAGTAGTATGAGAAGCTTTCAAACTGATAGAAAAATACACCATCTTTCTTTGACCATAAGAATCAAATGAAGCCTTACTCACGCTAATGCTCAATATTATTGTTTTAGTTTCTCCTTTACTTATATTCACTGCTTGAGTATTCCCACAAGAGGAAAGAGTGAATGTTGCATATTCAGCATCCCCGCTATTCTCATATTCAACATCCATTTCCACATAAGCCTTAATGCCCGATGCCGGGACACCGAGCAGATCAGCAACTACGCCTTTTTCTCCTTTGTCATATTCAAGATAGCCTCCTTTGGATATCTCATTACTATAACTGGAAACATAGACATCTGCAAGTTCAATGGGGTTTACGGTATATGTATCACCAATAGAGAAGTTTAGTATATTTTGCATATCTAGCCTATCATAATATAGCTGATGCACTGCCTTTATTTCATCTACAAGATACTCGTATTGTGTTCCCTTGTTAGCCTTAATAAGAGTAGCAGTACTATTATCAACCGTATTCATTGATATCGTATAGCCCGAATTATCGAAGGTACCGAAATCCAGTTTACTATTGATAACAATATCATAGGTGTGCTGATTATTGATTTCGTAAATTGCGATCCGAGCGTCTGCAAACAGATATTTTTCTACCCATTCATCGAGAAGCAACTCATAAGCTTCTCCTACAAACTCAAACTTAGATGTGAATGTTCTAATAACTCCACCGAATCCATCACGTTTGAGTGTACGTTTTATCTCATCCCAATTCCGGATACAAGATTTAGGAAGTTCATGCGTGGTACCAGCTACTGTAAGAACATATTTGCAAAGCATTTTTATAGGGTTAAAACTTTCATGGGCAAATATAAAGAAAAAGCCAACCGGTTTCCCGATTGGCTAAATTCTTGAAAATAACACTTTGCGAAAACGTTCTATAACTACCTGTCTTTCAACACCATTTCTATGCCAAGGAACAAAAACGACTTTTCGACATTCGCCAAGCTAATTTTTCCATTGCCTTTTAAAAAGGCATTGAGAGAACTTCTATTTATATCCAAATGCCTGGCTAATTCAATCTGCTTTATTCCCCTTTTCTTGAGGGCCTCAATTATAATTTCACGTATCATAAATAGTATTTTGAGACAAATATATGATTCTTGAACGACAATTCGCCCCAGATGTGGGGCAAATGTCTAACCTCTTTCAGATTTTTGTTTCCAAAGGCACATTCTCAAAGGGTTCGCATCGAAAACTAAGCCATGCGCATTTATTTTTATTCTCCTAACAAATAAACAATATTTTCATCAATGGATATTTCACCTATTGCTTCGTTTGAGTGATCAGCACTTAACAGTCGAACTTCTTTTGATTTATCTTCAATTTGAATCAGCTTATTTATTAGCTCTTGTACTATCATTATTAAATTCCTCCCTTATTTATTATGCTAATCAAGTTGTTTATAACTAAATATTGGCATTTTTTTAGGCCGTGGACATTCTTTTAGGTAGTTTCTATCTTTTGCAATAACATCCCGCAAAGTGCTTTTCTTTAACGCTTTCTTTTGTTTTCGAGGAAGTCTTATTAATTTTTTGTATCCGTAAATACCACCTACAATATGCCACATAGTGAAATCAATTCTTAATCCTTCGTACATCATTGTTTATAGTTTTATTTGAACATTTTATGCAAAGATAAATAATAAGCGGTAAATCCAATGTAGAAAAGAGCTAATTCCTACTTAGTAAGACTCGGTTTACCTCATTTTCTATTCTATAATACGGTCAATCCTTTCTTGCTCTTTTTTAACAAAATCATATAATTCCTTTTCAAAAGCTTGTTTGTGACCTTGGACTTGCCTTGATATTTCTGATTCAAAAATGTTCATTACATCCTTGGCTATATCTACTATATTTGTTCTTTGTTTATGAATACCCTCTATTATCAATTTATAATTAGGATCTATCTTTTTACACTCTTCTTCCATCTGAGTTACTATATTTGCAATATTTACCTCCCGTTCCTCTGCCGTGAGTTTATCTTCAGATTCTAAAAACATATGTAGTAAGTTGATACATTTTACCCATAATCCATAAGTTTCTCTGGTTTTATTTAGGTGGACTAATAATGGATTCGCAACAGGATAGTTTTTTAGTTTTATTAGTTGAATCCTTAACCGGATATTATTCAATTGATCTTGATCTGCCATGCGGTCAATTTTGCGTCTATCCTCTGTCGTAAATGTTTTATCTATCCACTTTGAAGAAAAGTCAAGAATATCAATAGGCTTCATGGAGTGACTAATATCTAAAATATTATTTACCATTTCATCAAGCCTTTTTTGTTCTTGTTCTCTACGAATTAATAAAACTTGAAGTTTGCGATTCTCTCTATTTTGTTTATTAGATACGCTTATAGACCTAAAAGCAATTATCATAGCAATTGCAGTTGCTATTGATCCTATAGCAGTCCAATCAATTGTATATAAATCAACATTCATCATATTATAGTGTTCATTTGAATTTATTTCATAGTAGTTTCTATTTCATATTTCTACCGTATAAGTCAAGAAACTGTATAAGGAGCTTATTACAAACACAAAGGTAACAATTTAAGAGAATAATGTAGAATTATCGTTTTTATTTATTTCATTTCTATCTTTAATTACTCCTTTTCAAACATACTAAAAAACCTATATCCATTCAGGCTTTACCACTTCGTATCTTTCTTTTAAGTACTCATCCGTTCTACCATCCGGGCGTTGTTCTGAATAGATTATTTGCCCCGAATCCCATTCAATATCAGACCATCGGAATCCGTCTTTTAACGGTTCGGGAGTATAATTTCGAAATATCAACATACCGCGTTCAGTACGTTCTATAATACTATCAGCGGTATCATATCCATCAATGCCATCCCACCCCGATCGATTAGTCGGTCGGTAAATTATGCCATCTTCACGTGTCGGGTCAATGTCTGTGATTACTCCTTCATAACCAGAACAAGTTTCTATGAACTCTGCCCCAACATGAAGCCAGTATGGCAGTGTGAGCATTAGTGCGAGTTGCCGCTCTTTTTCTTCAGCAGCTTTCTTTTTCGCAAGCTGCATTGCTGCCCATCGAGCGCGTATCCTCAACACAGAGGAACTTACTTGCCGAAAAAGACGACAGGTGATTGTTTTGTATGGATCGAAATATATATTTTTCTTGTCACAGAAATATCGTAATCCATCAACAGGTTCAGCATCGTTGCAAAACTCGCAATCAGTGCATGATTTTTTTCTTCTTGTCATATTTAAAACTGTTACATTTCTTTATTTTTATTAACTTAATACCTACTCAATAAGTTGTAAAACATTCGTTTCTTCTCAATGTATTTTAGTCCGTTCCTGCGAAGTCCCCTTTTAGTCCTGGACACAATCATTTGACAACCTCTAACGCCAACATATATGAAACACGAATGATGTCTTTTAGTTTCTTTAAAAGCCCACCAAATCGCTTCACGACAATATCTGTAACTATCATTTTGAACACCTTCATAGCCTTTTCGCATTATGAAATGTCCAATTTCGTTAGCTTCTTCTTCTGAATAGCAAATTGTAAATATATTATTCATATCTTTATTATTATATATGTTCACTAAAATCCTTAATACGCACATCTATCTGCTTTACCACTTCCTGTAAGATGCTAATACATTCATCAACCGGATATTCAGCTAACAGATCGTCGATATTTTGAATGATATCATTGGCTGCAATACTATTACTCATCTATTCTGTTATTAGTTGTTTCCAAAATGGAAAACTCTGATTCATATTTAAAAATTGGGGTTCTCTAATGCTTCTGTAAGTTCTTCTTCAGTAATGCTCTCACAGATGTTTGAATCATCTATGTAAACATTATATCCAGTCTCATTGCGAGACACTTCCAATACACGAACTTCACCGGTTGGTGATTCTACTCTATAAATTGTTTTCATATTTTCTGAAATTAAAAGGTTAGAACATAGTATCATCACACACAATAGCGTCACCGGCTATATAATCATCGGGAAAAATAGCACTATTCATTAATGCAATCCGAGTAGCCTCAACATTCAACTCAAAGTGGAATTTACCCTCCTCATTCATTATCATTATTTTATTAGGGCAAATATCAATGACTTGAACATAGCCATTTACTAAACTCTGCGCTTCTTTTAGGGTAAAGCAGTTCCCATTCACCGGAGAAATCTCAACTGTTTCTCCGGTAACTTTCAACAAAGTGGCTTTCATATGCTTACCCTTCTGTGGTTAGTGTCAGGCAGATACTTTCAAGCATATCTCCCTTTTGCTTTTCCAGTTCAATACGGCTTGTTAGCTGCTGTAATTGTTGAGAAAGCATTTTTATATTCCCAATATTACTCCCTTGATTAGTATGGGTGTTGAGGCTGTTATGTGTATCACCTATGAGCTGATTAGCTTGTGCTATGAGGGTAGCAAGCTCTTGCCTGCTATCCTCTTTTCTCTTTGAGTAGTATTCTAATGGAATCATATCAATACACGGTTACAAGATTCTCAATTTTGAAGCTTCTAAACTCCTGCTTATCAACATCGAAGTAAGAGAAAGTCTTATAAGAAGGCTTTGTCATACGTTTACCCTTGTTTGTCGCACCTGCAGGCACATTTTTAAGAGTGCCGATAGCATAACGAATACTGCCATTCACTTTCTCATAGGCGAATTTAACTTCACCGCTTCTCATTCTTTTAGCAAGTCTGTAAAGCTCCCACGCTTTTAGCAGACAATATTTCCAACTCTTTTTTGTTGTTGAAAGGAGGTGATGAGCATACTTCATCACTCTGGCTCTAAAATTAGACTTTGTTTCCATAATTCACTTTTTTTGGTTTGACTTTTATGTTATTTGGTATTGCAAATATAGCCATTTGTTAGGTAATAGCCTAACAAAATAGATATTTTTTTTCTTCAACAGCCTTTTTCAAACCATTTTTAACGAATTAATAATCAAGTTCTTGATATAACATCTTCCGACCAAATGAAATGCGGCTTCGGACTGTTCCAGTCGGGACATTCAACAGTTCACTTATTTCGTCATAGGAATATCCCTGGGCACAATATATTAAGCTATCCATACAACATGATTTTTGGGCACACCGGCGAATGGCAGACACAACATCATTAAACATTGCCAAATTAGAAGCATAATCAGAAGAAGCATTTTCAACTGCTGAATCATATCCAATAAAATGTATGAGAGAATTTCTATTGTACTGCGTAATATAAGTATTCTGCATGACAGCAAGGCACCACGGTTTCAAAGGTTTTGATACATCGAACTTATCACGATTTATAAGCATTTTGTACACCGTGTCACCGGCTAAATCTTCTGCATCCTGCATAGATCGGCAGAATCTTTTCGCTACACGTAATATCCAGGGATATATTTCTGATACTTCCTTTTCAAAGTCCATTGTCAGCCCTCCTTATTAGGTGTATCTTAGGTTCACCATTAATGCACCTTTCCACATATTCCCGATGCATTATGCTTTGTTCGTGCATTTCTTTAGCAGAACGCTCGATAGAACTAATGATAGTGCCTATGTCAGGGGGTAACGAGGCAATCATTTCTTTTACTGCGGATACTTCAAATGTTATCCGATCACACTTCGTTTCCAAGGTACGAAGTTCTGACAATAAAACATTGCATAAACGCTTATTTATGCAGTTTGCGTTGTTCTTTCTATTCATAAAAAAGGTCGTTTGTGATTCCTAAAAAGGAGTTACTAACGACCTTCGAAAAAATTCGATTGTTATTGAGATTTAATTAATTCTATATCAATATGAAATATAACATTTACGTCCTTTTCTTCTTCATGCTTATCTCTACATCTGCCTGATGGACGATGTTTGCATAAACAGCAGCATTTATGTTCCGGACATCAATATTCATTTTAAAAAAAGTCATAAGAAAAGCTATTTCAGCATCAAAAGAAGAACGTATCTGTTCCGGAGTAGCTTTTTCTTTCTTCTCATCAGAACGCATATCATCGCTTCTCTTTTGCTCAAATAAAGCAGATCGCAACAATTCTTCAACTTTAGACTTAACTTGTTCATCAGACATGGATTTCGTATCATATGATAACAAAGCCAAAGTCTCCCGGACATCTTCATAAGCATCAATAGCAATCAGAGAAATACAAACTTTAAAAAGCAAAACACGTGCCCTCTCTTTTATCATATCCTCACGATCAACTAACACAGATTTCAATCCGGACGGATTAGTTATCTTCTTGTACTCTATTATCAAATCAGATGAACGTTTCTTTAATTCCATCTCATTAATATCCTCATCTGGTGAAAGTAATACGGAGCAATCACCACATGAAAGCTCTATAAAATCATATAGAGATAATTGGTTCAATCTTTCAATCATAACCGGGAAAGCATATAATATTTATAATCACGGGCACACGCATCTTTATGTTGCTGCTTACCAATACTGCGTAGTTCATGACGTAAGCCCTTTATTTCATATTTCAAATCACTATAATCATTGAAAATAATAGGTTCACCAGTAGTATCCACTCCTACAAAGGTGGGAGAAAGAGAGGGAACATCCCATTCCGGAACATCCCAATCAGGCAAATCAATAGAGCTCACATCCGGAAATACCTGTGCACCTTTAGGAAGATCCACAAGTGTAGGAGTATCGGGTGTCACCCATGCTTTACCGGCATACATGACAACCTCATGTTTACCAGCATCACCCACGAGCGCCTTACCGCCCGGATGAGCACCGTCTTTCGTTCCTTCAGCATAAGAAGGAATCGGTGTAGCGAGAATAGTTGCCACTTGAATAGCTCCCAATGCTCCTATCAAGATTGATAACGGGATATTGGGCAACGCTTCAGTAATAGCAAGTGCAGTCGCTATTCCAGCCTGGGCAATACTCGTTGCTTTCTCCCATACAGCTTGTTTATGAGCAATCTCTTGCTTTTTCTTTTCAAGCTCCTCATTCTTGGCTTCAGTAGCAGCTTTTGCAGAACGTTTACGGGCTTCGGCTTCCTCTTCCGATATGGCACCTTGTTCAGCCTGCTTTTCATAACGTTCTACATCTTTTTCATACTTCTCATCGTTTGCATCCTGTTCTTCCTCTATTCGGTCAATCTGACCGTCATAAACAGTACTGACAAGACTACCGATTGCACCGACAGCTTGAGATGCAGTCTGCAACCATTTTTTGAGATTCTTTTGACGTTCTTTCTGCGCTTTTTCATCTGCCTTGGTAACACTATTGATAGCAGCAATCTCTGCTTCTGCTTCCTCTTCGGCAAGATCAGCCTTTAATTTCTGCAACTGTTCGGCAATCTTAGCCCTATCATCCGCACTAAGGTTATCAGCTTGAAGTTCCAATTCTAAGGCATCAATAGCGGCTTCGGTAGTCTTTCGAGCATAATCAAGCCGTAACCGGTATTCCTCTGCCGCATATTCCTGCTGTGTAATTTGCTTAGAAGCCAGTTTCTTTTTCAACGCAAGCATATCCATGATGTGTTCTTCATCACGAATCTTTTGCTCATGAGATGCATTTTCAGCGATCAATGAAATTTGATCGGAAGCATACTTCTCATACAACTCCTTTTTCTTCTTTGCATACTTTTCAGCAATGAGGAACACATCTTCACCAGTTTTCTCTGCTGCATCAATTTCACTCTCACGTTGAAGTTCCAACTGTTGAAGTTTTAAATCCAATTCCTCTTTAGAACCTTTTCTAACAACAGTAAGGGCGTTTTCAATATCCTTCTTTTCACGATCTGAATTATACTTGATGGAATATTCATCAAGAGCACGCTGCATCTCTTTAGCAAGATTCTTCCGGGTTGCAATCTCTTCCCTACTATATCCCTTAACAGCAGCTATCTTCTTTGAATACTCAATACCAATACGGGCAAGTTCTTTCTCTAATCCCTCATCCATAAGGGAAAGTTCTGATTCTTGGTAAGTCTGTTGGATTTTCAATTTCTCCTGTGCAGCTTTCTCCAATTCGCGTTTTTCCTTATCAGTGAGAGGTTTTTTGAAAGTACTTTCTGTATTTTCATTCTTTGGATTAAATTTTTCTGCAATTTTATCAAGTCCAGCATTAAATTCATCACTCGAATATATCCTAAAGAAATTTTTAGAAAACTCTAATTGCGCCCTATCAGCTTTTTGAGCTTCTTTTGTATATACTCCAAACATCTTAGCACCTGCATTTTTAAACCATGACATATTTTCAAATTCTGATGTAGAGTACAGGGCACCAGTTTTCATTCTTTCTAAAGCCTTACGTTCTTGAGCTGTCACTTCAATTCGTTTATTCTTCATTTGAATAACAGCTTTGGTATATGCTTCTTCCTCTGAATCGCCTGCATCAAGAAGTCTCTTATACTCACTTTGAAACTCTTTTTCAGCTTCCAATATTTTATTATTTGCATCCTTTTGTGCAAGTCCTCTAAAGTTTGTTTCTATTTGAGTTATTTTATCTTCGGGAGATTTTAAATCATTAGCTATGCTTCTAATCTTATCGGCCATCCAATTAAGAAACTCTTTTGCAGGACCTGTTGATTCAGAAAATGAGAGCATGAATGCTTCCCATGCAGACGAAAGATTAGCCAAAGCTCCCTGAACATTATCTCCCATTGTGTGTGCCATATTAGCAAGCTCTCCATCTACACCAGTTATTTGATCACGTAATGGAACAATCTTATCAGCGGCAGTAAGGAAAGCGTTGAAAGCTGCTACACTCCGTTTATCCGTCATTTCAAGAGTAGTATTCAAATCTACTCCCTGCTCTTTCAACTTCTGTAAACCAATAACCAATTCAGGCAATGTCTTTACAGGACCTCCCAGTGATTTTGCAAGTACACCATTAGTATCAGCTAAATTTAATAGAATATTACGTGTAGCGGTAGCAGACATAGAAGCATCAAAGCCAGCATCTGCAAGTTTTCCAACCAATGCTAAAGTATCCTCTATGGTAAAATTGAAAGCTTTAGCAACCGGGCCTACGATAGGTAATGCAGTAGCAAGGTATGAAAAAGATAAAGCGCTTTTCGAGGTTGCAACTGCCATAGCAGAAACATAGCGTTCAGTTTCTTTGGTATCTGCATTAAACATTCTCAAAGCTGCACCTGATAAAGCGGCAGCATCTGATAATTCAGCACCAGTCGCTTGAGCAAATTTGAGTACAGCTTCTGTTGATTCTAAAATTTCTTTTCTAGTAAATCCTAATTTTGCTAACTCTATTTGTAATTCAGTAGCTTCCGAAGCAGTATATTTAGTAGTAGCTCCCAAACGTTGAGCATCAGAAGTTAATTCTTTTATTTTATTTGAAGTAGTACCTAATATAGCTGCAAGACGGCTATTGGCATATTCAAACTTAACGATATCCCCAACCCCTTCACGTAATTTGGTGAATAAAGCAACAACACCTGTAACAACAGCTTGTGCACCAATATATCCAGCAGCTATGCCTTTTAACCCCATGCCGACTTGACTCAAGCCTTTACCCATGTGCTGTTGAAGCATCAAACCGGAATTTCGAGCAATAATACCCATGTTTTTCATAGATCTATTGCCATTCTCTAATTCAATGATAGCAGCTTTGATTTCTTCCCGATATGCACCTACTGTCATCTTCTGCTGTGTGTACCGGTCGGAGTTACGTTTCACATAATCGGTATTAATACCTATTGTGGAGTTAAGGCGTGCAAGAGTCCGGATATAGTTCTCATCAGTATCTTTCAATACATCTACAGCCTTTTGAAGCTGTTTATTCATTTCTTTTGCTTGTGCCTTACTATGTACTTCCTGATTGGTTAGAGTGATAGCTGTCCGGATGAGCTTTAACCGTTCTTCCTCTGTCAATACAGTTTTCTTACGAGTACTATTACCTGCATTTTGAGCTTTGGTTAAGTTGGCTTCTGCTTTAGCACTTTTTTCTAAAGAAGAAGCATTATCAGCACTCGCCTTAGTAAGTTTCTTGATTTCAGCAGTGGAAAGCTTTTCTGCATTCAACTTTTCCTCTATACGTTTTGTCACAGTCTGGGATATTTCCGACTGTTTTCTAAGAGCTTCGGTCAATTCATTAGAAGCGGAACTCGCATTTTTAGATTGAGTAGTATATATAGAGCCTAACTTTTCAAGATCGGCAATTCCGTCCACATTAATCTTTAACCCTTTTGCAAGATCTTTGGCCGCATTGGCATACGTTGCCCTTACACGCTCAATAGTATTATCCAGTTCAACCAATGTCTGAATCTCACCATCCTTTACAAGTCCTTCTATTACTAATTCTGCCATAATTATAGGTAATGTCTATATTCGATAATCTTTCCTTTAATCTCATTCCCAACCTTATCAAAAGCATAGGTACCGTCCTCTTTTTGATAAACAACATACATACAGCCATCTAAAATAGCTGCTTTCTTCGCCAGTTCACTGATACGATCCAGTTCACTTTGCATTTTCTTTATCTCGCATCCACAAGCCATAGCCTACCGGTACCCACATTCAGAAAAGAAACGCTCTAACCATGGACGAAGATACATGATGTTGAAATACTCCTTTGCAGTATCTCCAACGCCAAGAACCTGCTCACCATACTTTCTTTCAATGGATGGCCCCTCTTTAAAACCTTTTGTTTCAAAACGTAATCCGGAATCTATTTTTTGCGCAAAAATGCTATCATAAAAAGTACCAGTGATAAAAAGGTTAGGAACCTCGACGGGGCGTGGTGGCAAATAAAGTATCTCTCCCCTAAGAGGTGGGGTTATCTTCTCTTTCCAATGTTTATACCTTTCTGCTTGATTTTGCCAGGGACCGGGTTCATTGAAATAGGTATCGTTGTCATAAGTGGGATTCAATAAATGTTCGGTACCATCTAAACCACTATATAACTGTTCCTGTATGCAATCAATAAGCACATTCTTATTTTCCTCCATACATTTGACACACTCTCCCTTAAACCCGGAAGCAATGGAATGAATCACGTCATAAACTTTATCGAAATCTGCCATATAATAAATAATGAAATGGGCCGGGCTGCAACTACACCCCAGCCCATTAGTTACTTAGTTATCGTATCGAACACATCAGAGAGCTTCTTCCGGCGCTTTTCTTCTTTTAAGTTTAGCCACACCACATTGATATGAGCTTCAATAAATTCTTCCTTCGTCATCTCCTTTACTACGGAATCAACGAACGTTACACCATCTGTTTTCATGCTACCTGCTCAATACCTCTAATTCCTTTTTCAAACAACACAGAAGGAGATTTCAACGAAGGAACAGCACCAGCTTTTGGGACAATGGTTATTACACCATCAGCATAAGAAGCAGAAGTTGTATTATTCATAACCTCGGCGGCACCATCAGCGATGAGACTTCCGAATTCTTCTGTACGATCGTAGCCACCAATCTTCTCAATAATTTTGTAGGCATTTTCCGCTTCTGTCTTTTCAAAAACGACATCAACCAAGCCCATCAAGAAGTTTTTAGGATTGAAATCTAACTGCACATAATCAAAATTCAACAGGCTTTCTTCTGCATCCTCATGAGCGAAACTTACTGTCATAGTTGATTTTGCACCACTTGTAGGGAAACGGGTTACAGTTGGATAAACAGAAGACATTGAAATGCCCGCCAACACATCTGTACCATCATTAAAGCCAATCAAGGTGTTATCTTGATTCCAAAAATAAACGTCCCACCCCTTGTTAGCACACCTCAAAAGTTGGGCATTCAAAACTTCGTCGAAACTCTTTAAAGTAAAGGTATCTGTAAGAGCATTAAGCCCGTTGTACTCACTTGCACCATAACCAGTCGCATTTACCTGTGGATCACCTCCATTCGAAGCATATTCCAGGAATGGGAAAATAGGATAAATACGATCCGGGCGGTCAGCATGGCATAATTCAAGTAACTTCTCACTTGTAATATCGGCAGGAAGTTTCACGCCATGTTCTACCATAATAGCACCTTTGACTTTCTTCCAGTCGATTTTACATGCAGAACTACCTGTATTCATCCGGCCACCTTTACATGTTCTAATCTTTCTCATTTTCTTCTACAATTAAGATTATTAATTTTTATTTCCATCGAGCGTATGTTTATGGCATCTATGGGCTCGCTCACAGCCTTACCGGAATCTGTATAGGCTCCGTATCTACCATACGAATAATTCTCTGAATAACTATGTTTCACTTTCTCGTCACAGTCGCAGTCGAACCGGAAATCTTCATATAATACTTCCAACAAACGTTTATAGATTGGACGGAGAATATTCTTGAAAGATGTAGTTCTACGTTCCTCATTACTCCACTCCTTACAGGATGAACAAACTATAATCAACGAAACCTTTGCCTTAGAAAAATAATTTGGATCACTTCTATCTTCATAAATTGGAGTAAAGAGTGCAACCAGCGGGAACTTTTTTTCAGACTGGCCAGGAGATTTACTGTATTCATCTAATATGTCCTTGATATATTGACTGCTACCAAAGATGTAATTCAATCTTGGTGACTTTACAATTTTTGGCCCACCTTTCCCATTAGGGTAGAGGATTTCAAGTCCTTCAGGAAGTTTTCTAACTACTTCTTCAAACAGTTCTGTTATATCCAATTCCATCATAAATTGAAAGCATTAATGGGAGTTAATAGGTTCTTTTGAATCTTCAAACCGGTGAAAGGACAATCATCGGACATCGCCCATTCTACAAAGAGTCGGTTCTTCTTCACCATGCTGTTCCAGACACTAACCTGTCTCTTAATCGGAGATATATACTCGTTAGCACATTTCAATCTTACAAGACCAGTGATAGTAGCCTGTGTATTCATATCACGTAAAATGTGAAAGAACACATAATCGGCGAACGGTTCACTTAGCTTTTCACATAAAAGTGCATATCCGGATTGAGGTTCATCTTTTTCCAAGATATCAACCTCATCTGAAGAATCCTCTTTTTCCTGTTCTACGATCTCCAAATAATCAGTAATAGCTTGTGAAAGACTAAAACCGACAGCAGTATGAAGAAATTCGGTCTGAAATGCCTTGATATACCCGCTTATCACCTCATTTACTGCAAGAGACTGGGGCGAAGGCATTTCAGCGACCGAAGTATTCTCAATATGCCTGGGACCTGACGTAAAATATGAAACATCAATCAACATGGCAATAGTTATTTAGAAGCCTTACCCTTTCCGGTTTTCTTTTCATCTTCCACGGAAACGGTTTTATCATCAACAACAGTTACTTCCTTAGCATCTCCAGCAGGCAATTCTTTTGAATCGGCAGCCGGAAGATTCTTGTTATCAGAAGGAACCAGGGCTTCAAGTTCTGCAATACGAGCTTTCATTGTATCACGTTCATCTGTCAGTTCAACAATAGCTTTATCTTTCTCCGTAATGGATTCAGTAAGTTCACCGATTTTCGCATCTTTCTCTGTGAGCATACATTCCAATGTCTTTCGAGCATCTTCTTCTGTCACCAAGCCGCATTCGGAAATGGGGGTGATTGTTATCAACCCCCTACTAACACGAATACGTTGCTCGCGAAGTACACGCGTCAGTTCTTTGTCCTGACCTGTAATAATGTACTTTTCCATAATCTTAGGCTTTCTTAATAGCGTTCAAAACATCGTCCAAATCACCATAAGCAAAAGCCCAAGGCATATAAACAGGCATCATCACTTCCTCTTGAATCATAACAGTAGTCATGTTCTTCAATTTAGTATTCACATCATCGGCAAACTCAATAGAAAGTGCAGTGTAATCAATCAATGAACATCCGTTCACCATATCCCCGGCAAAGTACTTACCAACTCCCATTGAGTTGCATTCAATAATAGGGATACCAGCAATTGACTTCTGACCATTCGTTTCTGCGATAAGGTTCAGCTCTCTACCAGTAGTATCTTTTGCTGTTGAAATAGTGAACACAGTAGACGGATGCAATACAAAAGCATTAGGGTAATACTGACCGAAGTTTAATACAGCAAAAATAGCATTTGCAGCATCCTTGTAGTTAGGATCTTCAACAGAGCCAAACATACCACTCTTCACAGTACCAGTAATCTTATTGATAGATTCTTCGGTACCTTGATAATCGAAATCAATTGCAAACTTACGATCATTCATCTTATGAATCGTGAAAGTATCGTTCAAACCAGTCTCAACAGTAGCACCGGCAAAAGTAACTTTCATATTATCAATGATCTTATCATTTGCAGCAGCAAGAACGATTACAGCTCTACCATTAGTCGTTTTCTCAATAGATTCGATAGCACCGGCAGCAATAGTAGTATATGTGCCACTGATGAACTTAGACACACATTCAACTCCTTCGTAAGTGGTAATACCCTTCAAGTTATCACCGGAGCCATCACCGAACAGGATTTGGAAGTTTTCTGCCGTTTTAACCCACAATGGAAGGCGGTTAAGAATGAATGACACGACATAACTCTTTGCTTTCAACAATCTCTTTGAAAGATTCATATGGGTACCGACACGTCTTACGTTCGTAAACTCTTCCTTAAACTTCAAAGAAGATTCTGAAAGCATACCATTTTCAGATACTACTGTTGCATTACGGTCGAAATCATAGACCTGTTCGTAAGAAATAGACAATGCAGCAGGATCGCCAGTTTCTACGAGCATCAAATCACGAAGGTTTAATTTCTGTTCATGAATTGCCGTTACAACACGCCCAGTTGAACGGTTATTACTTAACGGAGTATTAGAACTATTCGAAACAGAAACCAAGCCTTTCAAATCAAGATTAAGACTACCAGAAGATTTTTCACGACCGCTGAAATATCCTTGGCAAGCAGGGGTATCGAGGAAATCTCCAACAGCCTTCTCAACAGCATTAACAGAAGTGAGGATACCACCATTCTCTTTGATTTTATCAAATGCTTCTGCTAAAGCAGTAACCTTTTCCGATTGCTCTCTATACGATTCCTGTATTTTATCGAAGTTGGGTAATCCTTTTAAGGTATCAGCAAGACTGTCTGAAATCTCTTTAAACTTGGCTTCTATTGCAGCCTTATCCATCAAACCACCTACAAATTCATCGCAAACCTCTTTACACTTTAATTGGATTGTACCAAGCAAAGATTTTTCCTCATCGGTTAAATCTTTTTCATTCTTAGCAAAGCTAATCAAAGGAATAGGAGTAGCAACAAGTACTCCTAATGTAGAATCTCCACAAAAGAAATACAGAACAATACCAACAATCGCAATGACAGCGAATAACAAAAGGGATTTATATCCCATTACAGTTTTAATAAAATTTTTCATTTTACAATAGGTTAAATTGATTTTATAATAATGAGCCAATTTTTGCAGCAAGTGAGAGATTCGTTTCGTGCTTCTCTTTTCCCTCTTCCTTAACTCTCTGTTGGGTGTCGTTCGACGGCGCAACAGGATCTTCAGATTTGGTATCTGCAACTTTAGCAATCATAGTTCTATAGACTCTACTCCAGCAATGAGGACAACGTACATAACTGACAATATCCTCAATGCTTTTTACTTGTAAATCGTCCTTCATACTTTTATGAGCATCAAGAACAGCAAGTACCTGAGTACGAATTTCAGGTTTTAATTTATCCATTTCCTCTCTTACTACACCTTCAACTATCCAACGTTGATACATGGCAGCCAAATCAAGTACCTGGTTACTGAATGTACATTCAGCCTGTTGGTCATAATCGAAACTATGCCCACACTCCGGACAAGTGACCATAGTAGATTCACCTGTAAGAGCTTTTGTTATTAATCCTAACTTCATATCCAAATCATTTAAGCGCTCATCTGAATAGCGCATTGTTAATGCTTTCTGAATCAACTCTAAAGAAGCCGTTAATTTGGAACGCTGTGTATCAAGGGAATCATCACTCTTGATACCAACTAAGAAAGTTTGAGGATTGGCTCCCCATGCCTGCAAAGTTGAAACCTCGCCCAAAAACCATTCCAAAACAAGACCGGGATTATCATTGTCTCTTCGAATAGCCTTTACTCCTATCGAGTGCTCAAGTGTTTTCCCACATTCAGCGTATAACTTATAGTCCTCAAAAGTTTCTTTTGCTATCTGTTTGTTTAGATTCATTTTGGATACAACCACAAGATTATAGTTTTCTTCTTTCGCTTCAATAGGGCAACCTATAAGTTTCGTTTTATCATGGTCAAGCAAATGCTTTCCACGCTTCAAGAAAAACTCATTAATCGTTTTATTAAACGAACCACTCGCAGATGTTTCTTTCTGTGAATCTTCAACACCGATTCCATTTACGGCAATCGTAACAATCCCCTTCTCTTCATCAACATCATTTGCCTTCGTTTTCAGTTGAAGGCTTTTCAACTCTTTGTCCATTGTTACTTTCTTTTTTAGTTATACTAATAATTGATTTTACTATCTCGCGTTCCTCATTTGACATCTCATAAAGTAGCTTATCAAATAAAGGAATCTCGATTTTACATTCTTCAATACGTGCCCTGTAATCATTCAAGGTTATAACACCATTCATAAACTCTGTCATGGCACGTTCAGAAACAATTGTACTAACTTCTTCCTTTTCTTTCTGACCTTCCTGCAGACAGTCAACATGACTGTAATCAACATCTATATAATAGCCATCACGGTCGTAGCCAAACATCTGTGTTATTTCCTCACAGAATCGTTTTGCCATTGGTATAACTTTAGAAGTATATACCGTTTTCTCTGCCGTTTTTTGATTTGAAAATGTACTTTGGTCTTTACGAGGAACAAGAACAGAAGGTACTCCTAAAGCTCCGGCGATCATAATAGCATCATTTAAAGTTTCCTCGAATGGCTGCAACTCTTGAATACTTAGGCTTGTACGGATGAAATCAATAGGGATGCTACTTACAGCATAAGGGAACTTGGTACCGTCTACACCATAGTTATTATCATATTCTTCCAGAAGCTCCTTTTTCTCTTCTGGTTGCATGGCCAACGTTCCTGTTTCATCTTTCATCGCAGAAACAACAAAACCAAGAGCACCCCGTTTTACATAAATAACATTTCTCGCCTTATATACAGGAATAAGATTATCAATAGCCATTTTTACTGAATTAAGTATAGAATGCCCCTTTATAAAATAATTCCCATTGAATTCAGCATTTCCATCTTGATCGTGAAAAATAACACATGGATCTATTTGTTCAGTGAAATTCATACCACACTGAAGCTGATAATAGTCTATAATATCCTCCTTTTCAGCAACTCCAAAAAGGGGAATATTATTCTTTAGCACAATATTTACCTTATCAGGTGGTAATACCCAGTAATTCCGGCATTTCTTGTATATCGGAGTACGAAGATGATGAAAAGCTCCTGGTATAGCACATTTAATATAGCTGTTCCCTGTAGTTAACTTATATACGAAGTGCATATATACAAGTCTCTGAAATGATGATAAGCAGTTGGGCCTACTCAACATCTCATTAAATTGCTGATTATTCCATACCACTGAATCATCTGAAGCTTTCTTTAGTAGGAACTTTCCACCAGCAATACGGCTTGCGATATAATCAATAGGGAAAAAGACTTCCCCTACCGTACAGAATAAAGTAAGAAAATTAGCATCAGCTACATAGGGGCTAAAATAATCCTCTGTTATCCTGAAACGTCTTTTAGGAAGCGTGTTCAGTAGCTTGCCGACCTCTTCGGCTACAAGCTGCGATATATCAGTACTCTTCTTATTTAACAATCCGAAAAATGCCATATTGATTCTGTTTGTGGCAAATATATGTAGAAGAATAAACGGTTTCTCAAAATCGCAAAATCTTGGAAATTAGAGTAAGAATAAAAACGGGTATTACTCACTATCTGTCAACGACTTACAAGACATATCAATGTGAGCCTAATTTTATTAGATAATATGCTAAACCACTTAACGCAGTACTTCCCTCTTTCTCTTCACTATCCAAATTATAATCCAAAACATTAGATAAAAAAGAGCTATATTCATCTGATTCGTCCAATTTACTACTCGATAATAAGATATTCTCCTTGATGAAGTCAGATGTAGCTGCTATCCTTCTGTCAACATCTGCATACTCTGGCAATACCTTGACACTTGGAAGAACCTTTCTAATTTCTCTAATCATAGAGAAGAATGCACTTGAACATTCAGCTACATATTTTGACGCATCATGACTTACAATTGATTCTTTTACATCCTCTATGGATTCCTGCTGCCTAAATGCAACATCTACCAAATGCCATTTACTACCACACTGGAAAACCTGAAGGAGAATAAACTTACTATTGATATATGGAATGAAATAAACAATTTTATTGTCGTATGTATATTCCTTATCCGGATTAAAGAATGAAAACACTCCTTTATTTCCATACAAGTTCCTTTTTCTCCGGTTACTGAACTCAATATACTGTTCATTGCATAAATCTACTACAACATATCGGAATGTATCGGATAAATGCCCATGTTCCTCATAAGTTTGCAAAGTAGTTTTATTCTTGACCTTGGTTTTAAGAATGGCACCGTTAGCATCCTTCTGTACACTCATGTAGTCCTCGATAGATACCGAACATGATTCGTCGATGTATATCTCTATGCCAGGAACAGTACAATCAAAGATAGCATTGATAAACTCACCAGTCATGGCAACACTCGGATTCTTATTGCCTACTTTATCCTCAATCTCGAATCCTTCTTTCTGCAATGTATCTATGAATAAGTCCATCCAAGAGCGTTTTTCATCATCAATGCTATTGGCCGCCTTTGTTGAGGCATCCCCGTGTAGGTAGACTTTATCACTATACCTGATATCTTTCAGATACTTGGCTACAAGTTTAGAGGACTTCTTTACTGTATTGTTAGGACTTTCGGCGCATGTCTCATGGAACTGCCAAACCTTGATACCGGTAGTGAAATCTACTTGCCAGTACGACACACTGATATATGGCAGTACGTTATTATCTACTGATATATGAATAGGCAGGTCCGGGATATATTTATGTTCACCGGAATGTTTGCCACGGTTGAACGAACCGAAGAACTCGCTACCGGTACGAATAACACCCCACTCTCCCAATGCGTACACATTGTAATAATCCGGATCGTGAACTCTATCATACTCAAAGTCGGCAACACATTGCTCATCATAAAAACCGTATGTACCATCAGGTGAACCAACAACCCAAAAGTTATTCAGATAGGTAGATTGGATAATAACTGTATTTGATTCCTGTTCCTCGATCTGCTTCGTACGAGGATTAAGTATTTGCCGAGGCGCATTCTTCTTTACGGATTTGACCTTAGTAAGCTCCTCCGGCAACTCTTTGCCGGCAATGGTAACAGACATTGGCACATCATGCCATTTGTCTTTATCAATGAACTCTTTCTTTATCCAGTGGCTTTCACTGATCGGATTAAAGGTACAAATAATCTGCTGCCCTTTCTTACCACGCAAACGCTTACGTAGCTGCTTGAAATCCGGATGCTCGAACTCTGACCATTCCTCTAACTGAACACGCTTGTAGTTAGAGATACCTTTTATCTTCTCCGGATCGTCAAGACCGGAGAAATCTATCTTCGCACCATTAACCAAACATTTAATAGTATTCTGTTGGAACTTGAACAAATGGGATATGCCAAGACCGGCCGCAGCGACTTTATAATCTTCATAAATGGTTTTGAGAATAGAAGCTCCTACCTTACGCATAACAAGAGTGTTCTCACCGTCCTGTAATGTCTGTATCAGTATGGTTTGTGCCACACTGTACGATTTACCGGAAGATGAGCCACCATACAAGATAATGAAACGGATAGTCTCATCATTCAAGTACTTCAATAGATAAAATCCGTTAGGATTTAGCTTCTTATAATTTATAACCATATTGTTCTAAAAGTAAGGTTTCTCCGTAGGGTGAATACCGGATTTTGCAGTTCAAATTGTTCTATTCTTCCGAATCTCCATTTTCATCAAAGCCGATACGAAGTTCACCGATTTTATTTCCCTCACCACCTTTGATGTTAACATTCTTATCAGCTTCCCAACCATTCCAGGCACAAAGTATCCGGGCAGCTTCTGTCTTACCGTTGAACTCATAGGTAACTTCTCCTCTCTTATTCTGTATCTTCTTCAATGCGTTACGGGCACGTTTTGGAAGTTGGGAAGGAGTTCTCATTTTTGTTTTCCCAGTTGCAGGGTCAACAAAATGAAGATCATCGGGATTGGCAAGCACTATATCCATTAATACCCTCTCAACAGTTTTCCTCTCTACTTCAGACTCTTTCGCTCTCTGCGCCTTAATCTCATTTATCCTTGTACCAACCTTGCTATTTGCTAATAGTCTACTCGCAGCGCTCCAAATTGTCTCTGGCTTCATGTTGGAAGTATTATAAGACATTCGATATGCTTCACTTGCATTACCTTCTGTATCAACGTAATATTTACAGAATTTCTCTTGCTTAAATGTTAATGGTTCCTCTCGCTTTCCCATATCAATTATTGTTTATTCCTATGAGAAAAAGAAGCTGCTCACTGTCTTTCAATAACTCATAGGTGGCAAGTAATGTACTGCCGGTTGTTAATATGTCATCGTACACTATTATCTTCTTTTCCCTTATCGGACGAAGAAGAAAGAATTCCGGATTCAGTCTATCTTTAGTTAGGCACTGGATTGCATTCTCATAGAATGGTATTTTCACCGCCCCAGCTATTTTCGTGCAGATAGAGGTTGCAAAATGAAAGCCCTCGTAGTGTCTCCGTCGCGGTGTGGTGACTATACACCATCCTTCACATCCCCCTACAAGGAAGCGGTAGAGAAACTCACATGCTCTCTCTGCAAAGAATGATGCAAGTTCCTCCGACTGTTTAATTTCTGAAAAGCTGGTACCAGTCTTGGAACGGGTGAACTGGGAGATGTAATAGATATCACCCTTTTTATGAAGTGATACCTTTTCTTTCAGATCACATAACCGTTCCTGATGAGACCAGCTCTTACATTTCACCGCTTCCGGCTTATCCCAGTCGTCAATACGACATATCTTTCCCTTTCCTTTCATCAAAGATCTTCTTTACTCCGTCCTCGACAGATGTGTAAGACAAAGGTACTAAATAGATATCCCGGTTCACCGACTGCTCCAAATTGTCAAAATCCCGTTTTTCATTAATTAGCTCAATTTCAAGCGGTTTGTAGTATTTTACTAAAGTAGCAAAATACATCGTAGTCACCGGTTGTACATTACAGATGTTGATTAGCTGACGGTTACATCCTATCGCATAGATAAGTCCTTCGACAACATCATCCATGTAAGTAAAGCTCCGGATATTCTGACCGCAGTTGTATAATGACACCCTTTCCTCATTAAGCAGGAACCAGAGAAGAGTTCTTTCACGTGGGTTTGGTGAATATACATTATGCAGCCGGCATCCGGTAGCAGTCTTACAATAGACAGATGCGTACTGTTCATCGAAATGTTTACTTATTCCATACATGGAAGTAGTGTTCACAGGATTCGCTGTTGACGAGCTGGCGTACACCAACTTCACCCGGTATAGGTTACAGGCATTGGCAACACTCATAAAGGTATCAATGTTATCTTTCCGGATCTGCTCCAAATTTTCATTGAAAACACTTGTTTGTGCTGCAAGGTGAAATACGCAGTCGATATCACCTTTTTTCAAAAGTTCATGAACATTTGATGCTTCAGTTCCGTTCTTTCGGTCAATGCCAATGACTTCAACACCTCTTTTTGACAATTCCCGGCAAAGAGCTTTACCAATAAAACCCTCGCTACCAGTTACAATTATTTTCTTCATCATCACAAAAAATAAAGGGCGCATCTTAAAAAGACGCACCCAGGTTCAACATTAATTTAAAGAATTAGTTATATTTGCGGCAGATACCAAATAGGTATCATTGTGACGTTCAGTCTCTCCTTTGTAGAAAGCGGCAATTTTCAACAAAGTAAGGTGATAGATTGAACGGTGTTCGCGTTTTGTATTGTCACAAATATGCGTGCCCGTTTAATATCTATGCTTCCTTACTTGGGTTGTTTGCCGCACCTCTACGAAGGGTGTATTTATTGAATTGGGCACGTTTTTATTTTTAACATACAAAACATGAGTAACTTTAGATCATTCAAAAGCTTCTTCTATTTCAATAGAGAAATAGTGTACTTAATCACCTTTGGGTATATAGTACTAATCTTTATCATCGTAATACTAAGTGTGGTAATCAGAGAACAAAATCAAACTATTAAGCTCCTACAAAATGGGATACTCAGGAATTATCCGGAATCACATATTATTCATAAGCCTCGCATAAATGGACTGTTAGACTGCGAATACAGAATGATAATGAACTCAAAGATTAATCACAGGTAAACTATGTGCTTACTACTTCCCATTCACTTTCCATGATCACATAGCCACATTTATTGCAACTATGCAAATACGTTGGATATGGAGCTGTTGTATAATCTACAATAGCGATTTCATGGCTGCCACATTCCGGACATTCGATTGTTACTTCCTTCAGTCCATCAAAATCCCAAAAAGAAAGTTTTCCCTTTGCAGGTATAGGTTCCGAGAATAATACAGCATTGGAAAGTACCCAATTATATACCCCTTTCTCCGCCCATACAGACGGATGATTAACAACACAATCAACTATCATCACACTACCGATAATAGCAGAATTGACAATACTATCACCACATATAAGCTCACGTTGAACCCCCATAGAAAACCGGTCCCATTGAACTTTTGTAAATACACTATTAGGATTTACCATTTCTATCGGTACTGCGCTTGCATGGATTAGTACACGTTTTCCTATGTACTTCTTAGGGCATGGCCATGTACGATTCTCAATATCTTTCACTCCGGAACATATCAAATAAGCCCACGGCTGCTTTACTGAAATAGTTTTCATCTGCGTTTTTTAGATTTGACTTTAATAGGATTCCATTTCTCACCGGTACCAAACAGGTTAAGACGGATTCCTTTCAATCTTAGACAATACTTAAACGCACCAATACTCATTTGTCCCATAATTATATATGATTATGTAGGAACTTCTTCCAAATCAGACTCTAAAAATTCTTCAAATACCATCTTTCCACTCTCATTATGAAGCATTACCATATAAGTATTTTCTTCCCATTGACGACCCTCTTCATCTTCACATAAGGCATCGAGTTCGTCTACTTCTGCAATTACCCCAATCTCCGGTTCTTCACTTCCTTGTCTTGTACATAGTACATGTTGATTCAATTTAAATTTTGTTTCCATAAATGTTTCTTGATTTGATTTTACTTAAATCCCCATTCTTTCATATAATTAATATTATCCGGGAATCCTTCTACTTTTATTGGGCTTAGGAAAATTCTTTCACTTTTTAAATCTGTACCACCCCATATTATAGGTTTACATTCATCGAAGCCTATTTTATCAGATTTATTCAATGAGAAATTAGGCTGAAAACCATATCCTTGTACACTCTGTCCCAAATATCCACATGCCTTTATAGCCCAATTAAAAGCAATCTCTTTGTGATAATAATTATTGGAATATACAGCAACATAAATTTTATGTTGAAACAAACCGGTTTCCGTTAAATCAGGCTGGCAACTAATGCAGAAATACTCAATCTTTGAAAGTATTTCTTTCACAAACGTCTCATACTTTTCACACTCTTCTTTAGATAAGAATTCTTTGTTGTCATCTGCAACATAGATTTTCTTAGTAACTTCTTTTTCTAACATAATTTACTCCTTTCACGATGTTACACATTAATTCCAAATAGGATGTTCACAGTTCCGGCAATATCCGGCTGTCAATTCACCACTATCTTTCAGATAATTCACTTTCTTGCAATTAGGACACATATATCGCTTGTAACCTAATATGCGCCCCCATACGTTTAATACCAATCTTTTCATTGTAATCCGTATTTTTCGTTAAACACAGAATCAGCTTGCCGAAATTGCTTCGTGAAGCGATTCTCTTTATATTTTCTCTGTGGAACACATCCTGCCATCAGGACAAGAAGTGTGCAGATAAGTAGTATCTTCTTCATCTCTATTTTGCTTTAAATAATAGTTACATTTAAATCCCTTCCTTGGTGAGAAGTCTGCAAAATCGCAGGTTTTAAATATTTGATGCTTGTTAGCCCATTGTGCAATATCCTTTTCATATAAAGTCGGTTTGCGGTCATTATTAAAGTCCCGGTATGGCTGTACAAAAGGAGAAATTCCTAACTCTTTAAGCCTATTTAGTCGATACATATCCTGTTCTACTGTGGAGTTAAAACCTACTAAGATATAACAAGACAAATTACGAGGCTTGATATATTTAGTAACTTCTCTCAACTTTTCTGTAAGGTCAATCTCCGGCAAATCCCAAGCGATGTGGATTCTTCTTTTCAATTTCAACTTACTCAAATAAAAAGCCTGTTCCTCATTCATAATGCGTACATCAACACCGTGCAAATTAACCATTTGCCCTTTCTTCTGTAAGTAATTGATCGCATCCTGCCATTCAGGATTTGCAAAAAAATTGTTATCTAACACCTCGATCCATTCTCCTTTAGGGTTCAACTCAACCGGTTCTACTGCCCGGATATATCCCTCTTTTTCACGAACCAAACAAAACGGACATTTACGGATGCAGCCCCGGCTAAAGAACTGAATAGAGAAAGGATACTGGGGGTAAATGGAGTAATCCATCAACAAACTGTTTTCTACATCATCAGAAAGCCTGCTTGCAATGTTATAGCCAGTTCCTCCTTTCTCTATTATATCAGCTTGTAAAGTCAAGTAATTAAAGTCAGGAGTGAAAGTAAACACTTTGCTTGCCAATACCTTGTCATATTGATTGAAAGGGGTAGCCCATTCCACTTGGTCACCTCTCGCCTTATGATATGCAGATACACGCATAAGAGCGAAGTTAGTAAAGTTGTGCCCGTCAACGTCTATTAATCCAATATTCATTATTTTTCTTATGAGAGTTATTTATTCCGATTGTTATATCTCCAAGCTCTGATAAACCACTTTGCTAATTCCCAAAGAACCCGTGGAGAAAATATTACCTTTTTAATTACATAGAATGGTATTATAGTTTCCATTGCTATATAGTAACTATCTTTAAACTTTCTATGCCTTGTACACGATTCTGCTAAATTCTTCTGGTTTAAATCAACCCAGCCATGATAATGTACACCGATAAAATTTTTGTGTAACCAAAATTCGGTTAGTCTCTTTCGGTTCTTGCAATCAGTCTGACATATAAAAAATCCCCATCCCATAATTATACCTCATATTCTTCCCAAAAATAAAATTCGCCTTCTTTGATACAAAGACGAGTATTTTCTTCTTGTATATCCTCTACACTCATAGAGGATTTAGGTACCGTATATTGTCCCCATTCTGAATTTGTGTAATGTTCTTCATCAGTTTTTTCCAACGAAATAGTAACTAATGTATTTCCATTCTTCAAAAATTTAGCTTCACTTTCTAATTCACTACCATCCATATTATTGATGATATTTTTAATTTCTTTCCAGGTCATAATTTTAGTTATATTGGTTTGACTTTTAGTTCCTTACATCTATAAAGGTAATCGTTATTGACAAGTTATACAAACAGAAACTTCGCCTTTTTAACGCCATTTTATTCAGTCTTTTTCTTCAACAATTCAAGTACTTTTCTTTCCCCTTCTTTTAGTCCATCGACGTAGCCTTTTGCATGTTCACCGGCATTATATACTATAAAAGAGAGGATCAACAGAAATAGTCCGAGTGAACGATGCCAGTACGGAAGCTGGACCGCAAACGGTTTGATTGTTATAGACAAGTGCCCTACATATAGCAGGAACACAAACAAAATCACACATGAAATAATTGTTGTTTTCATATTACTCTGTAAATAAATTAAGTTGAGTTGTAAACTCGGGTTTATAAATTCTAAATTTACGGTTAAAGAAAGTCTCAAAGGCTGTTACAATTTCAGAGATGGTATTATCCGCAATTCCTAATAATTTATCATCGGCAACTATAAGAGATAAAGCCTTGTCAAGAGTCATTTTCTTCTCAATAAACAGGGAATACACTAAATATCTACGGGTATATTCCCCAGCCTTGAGTGACTCAACTTCTTCAGGAGTGGCCTTTCTCTTGTACAATACTTTATACCAATGTGTTTCAGCAGTACGGGCTCGCTTTTGTCTAGGTAACAAGTCATAAAACACGGCAATTTCATTCTTTTGGATACACTTATGTTTTTTCCGAACACCATACATCACATAAGGAGTGTTCCAATCCGGATGAGTCTTTCGATATTCAAGTTCCAGCTCTCGATCAATAAGATCTTGCTCAAAGTCTTGTTTCATTAACCATTCCTCGAACCAGGCAGCAAGTGCTTCTTCTCGATTATAATAATCTCTTCCATTTACACATATGGGAATCATAATAACTCTTTCTATTGCATTTCACGTTTAAATCTTTCCTCTAAATCAAAAATGGTTTCTCCACTATTACGCCGATAGGGCCTATCGGTATTTAACTGAAGTTCTTTCAGCTTTTTCCAATACCATGGAAGGTACAAATACATATTCTTCAACTCCTTCAAGTTCTTATTTCCACAACACCAGCAACTCACACGATCAAGTAGTTCATATAGCCTTACTCCATCCTCACACCAAACAAAGCCTTTTGTATAACAGTACTGGAGTGCATCTGCTTCTGTAACCCCCCAGTCACGAAGTGGTAAAACCCGATTAGCCCGATTTTCTTTTTCAAAGCGATGCATCTCATCGGCAGCAATACCGACATAATCAATTCCATCTTTTGTGTGAGCTTTCAACGCACGAAGTTTTTCACTCGTTCCCCACCGGCATGTTCCCCCACACCAACTATATCCTTTTTTATGGATAATATTAGTCCCTCTTTTCTTAACCGGCTTTTCAAACATTGTCCAAAGAAAAGGTTGCTCCGGATGCAGTTCTGTATATTTAATGCCAAGTTTTTTAAGAATTGGAAGAACAGCATCACGAGTGTTATAGATTGCCTGAAATTCCATACCTGTATCATAGAAAACGACTTCATCCAACTGATATCCTTTTTCTATTAGCATGAAAAGCATTGCCAAAGAATCCTTGCCAAAACTAACTGAAGCATAATATCTCATACAAGAAACTTATTATTAGGTGAGTCCTTTTTTTTGCTTTGCCCTCTCGCTATTAACCTGTGACATACACATACGGCACCATGACGATAAACACCGGTATTTTTTTCCATGCGAAGTAATCGTATTTGCGTAAAACCGATTGAGATAGAAATAGTGGCCGCAATGGGTACATTTTTTCATCTCTCTACCACCTGCATCAAACTTTCTATTTCGAGGTTTACGACGAATAAGAGTACATCCCTTACAATAATTATCTTCACCGCGATATCGACGGCAATGCGAAAGGGATTTTATTCCACATTTCGCAAATGCTTTGCAATCAACACGTACAAATGAATGTGTACTCATAGCCTTCGTTTATTTTGAAACTTATTTAACACACGAGAAATTACCTCCATATTATCAGTCATCATCCATTCTTTTGCAACGTTCCAAGCAAGACTCATAACTGGATTAAAATTATCTTTCCTTACCGTATGGTGAGATAAACGTCCTTCAGTTGGTTTCAAATTCTTATCATGTAAAATACATAACCCATTTTCAAAGAAAGCACAATACTCTTTGCCAGCAACAGGTTGAATCATCGGAATAGCAATATTAATAACCCCTAAGAATATACCAGCAGCCCAGTTCGTCAGCGCTAACCTGTCGGCATAACCTGCATCAATAATCCTTTCAATATCATCAGGAGTACCAAGACAAGGAGTATGACATTGTTGTTTACAAATGCTACATGAACATTGAACAGGTACACGACCTGATGCCCTCATTACCCTTTGTAATGAGGCTTCTCTTGACAACTCCCCCATCATTATTCAGTAATTGAATTTAAGATAACTTTCGCACGCTCTATACACCAACGATTGAGGTATGACTGCCAGCAACCAATAGAGGGAGTCCACCTAAAAGTATTATTTTCTTTCAACTGTGACCGGATTTCCTTACTCGGAATACCGGCAAAAAATAACTGCAGACGGTTCTCTTTAGCATTCTCAACGACACGTACACCACTGATAGTGTATTCTTTATCTTCTGTCTCTTTTAGCTTTCTTGCTCGATCACGACGCTGCTTCGCATCCCGGATACGTGCATTATTATTAGAAAGCATATAAGAAGGAAAACCATACTCGCCATAACGGTCAGGTTTAGTTAGCTCGATAGCTTTATTCTCTGAAAAACCTAAAGTTTGCAGTTGTTCAACCTTTGCAATATCATTTAGTTTTTTACTTCTAACTATCTTATTAGCAGCTTTCATCATCCCTTGAGCTTTCTCTAACGCATCGACCTTTTCTTGTAATCTGTCTACTGCGTCATCATCTCCTAAATAAATGGAGTTATTATTTTCAGCAGCTTCGGCTTTACGTTCAAAGTATTCTGCCTTCTCACCTAATTTAACTGACTTTCCCAGAGCATTCCAGGAGCGGTTCAAAAGACTGCGATGCCCCCTTTCTGAATGATGCCCTACAAGTATAGGTTGTCCAGGAGGAATGTGCTCAACCATTTTGTAGCTCTGATTATACGCCTCTGTTGACTGTTTCGCTGCATTTACTGAAAGCTCTCTTAGTCTGTTAGCTCTGGCTTCCTGCCTTTCTTTTCTGTTCATAATTCTTTGGTTTAATTTGGTTTGACTTTTATAAAATTTAAAGACCACAGCTAAACCGTGGTCTTATCATTACTTCGACTTATCAGTAGGAAGCAAATCATCAAATAATCCGGGAACTCGCGGCTGTAACGCTTCAAATTCTTCCCGGAAAAACTCTTCTTTGGTCCTACCTTGCTTTTTCCCTTTCCTTGTATGTACATCAAAAGTATATACTGGGATGGCAATAGGATAACGTCTAACATCATCTATCCATTTTTCTATGTCAACATCTCTTCTGTCATAAATCAAGTTCTGCAAATGATCTGCATCCCGGTTCTTCCTACATTCACAAAGAAGAATAACCGCTTTGCTGACAAATATCCTGCCTTTGGGGGCAGTAGCATTTTTATTTACCAGCTCATGACCTTGCCATAATGCTTCTATCTCTTTTGTTATGATACCGAAGCAATCCTCTGCACTAATGGTATATAAACGCTTCCACACATAGTCGCGGTATCCACTCGCCCATAATTCCAAGGCAAAAAAGCCGGCTACCCCGGTATCGGCTCGCCGGATCGCTTTTTGCATTGCAGAACTCACCTCGAAGAAATCATATCCGCAAACTGTTCTAATAATCATAATTCTAATTTAATGGTTTGACTTTTAATTGATTACATCAGTAAATTTAGCTAAAAAAGACGGATATAGCAAACAGATTGAACGCCATTTAAACGCCTTTTTTACAGGTTATTAGAACTTGAATTTGCAGGATATGTTATACTGTACAAGCTGCTTAGTTTTATCCTTTCCATTATTGGTAGCACTCTTCAATAGGATGCTATCACCAAAATTCTTTTTGATGAATAGAATGGATCTACGCTCCTCTTCTTGATTCCGGATAGAAGCAAGTCCACCGGAATTCACGAAAGTGCTCTTTTGCTCAAAATTGTAACGCAAATCGGTCAAAATCTTACGCTCTTTGTACTTCATATAACAGGAAATCCAAAAATCTTCCTTCAAGCGTATTTCTTCATTCCACCAGGTATTTTTATTATAGATTACTCCATAGCTGCAACCGGTTATCATTTTAGACAGGGAAAGAAAACCGGTTTCGTCATACATCACAGGTGATATTCGAGAAGTGAAACCGAAAAGATGAACATCCATCATACCGGCCATCTCAAATAGAGATTGAATAATATTGGTGATTCTATCCTTATCTTTCACCCGGCACGGTTCACCTTTTTCTGCATAGATCGCTTTACAGGCATGAACATCATCGTCGAGCATGAAAAGTTCACCAAAATGTTTCGCCATCCAATTACGTTTAGGGATGAGGCCGATTACATCGTCCGGATGAGTAACTATTTCACATTCCGGGTTAAACTGCTGGTACAAGTCAGCTTGACTTTCAGCAACGCAAATTATAGGATCGTTCACCAACTTTTTAGCGAACACCCGGTCATGGCGCTTATGACTTGGTATTACTATTTTGCAGGGCATGGCGAACATCTTTTATGTCGATTACATTACTCTTACTTACTTTCCCGGTCTTGTACGACTTCATGTGCTGCATATCCAGCCTTTCACGAAGCCAATTACTATCTACCTCATTGCTTGAGGTTATGATAAACAACTCATGCTTTTCGTCATATTTAGGAATAAGGGGGTAAATGGCTGTATCATCTGTGATGGCATCGAAGCGCTCTTTAAATTCATCCTCCTTCTTCTTCGGCCCGAACTCGATACCCCAGTCTTGGAGTTCTGCTTTATTCCATTCATTTTCCATAACGTCCAAATCATTCTCACCGAAATTGACGTTATCCTTTGTAGCATACTCTCTCAACTTTTTAACAGGGGTATCAGGTGCCAGGACCTTACATGGAAGCTCTTTGTAACCAAGCTCCTTACATGCACGCAAACGTAAATTCCCACAAACAACAATATACCGGCCATCATTATAGGGAAATATTATGAGCTCCCTAAGTTCAAGCATTTCAGGCGAATCCTGAATGCTTTTCTTCATCGCTTCAAAGCGATAGTCACGGAAAAAGCGCGGATTTTTCGGTAATCCCGTGAGCTGCCCCTTATTAAAATCAAGTAGGCAGACTTGAATTGTCTCTGTCATAACCAA